TGAAGTTATCCATGTGTTAATAAATTGTGGGAAGCTTAAATATAAAAGCACGAAGCCGCAAGCAAGGTACGCAGTTACAAAATCAGCAGTAAAGAAACATCTAAAAATATCAAAGAATAATATGTTTATGCCTTTGCCGGAGCGCTATGAGTAAGAAAATTGTTTGCCCTATATGCAGAACAACGAAGAAAAAACCCGGCAAATGTCCTTGCCAGATTGAAACGCCGCAGCAAAAAAAGTAAATCTTTTCTTGTAAATCCTTTAATTCCTATATATAATTAGAATATCTAGCGCAGTTTGCGTTTTGATCCATTCCGGAGAGGGGATAACCGGGTTACAAACTTCCTACTAAAACTATGAACTATTCAATGTTTAATAATCTAAACATCTGAGCAACCGGATCCCATCCAAAGGGATCCTTTTCTATTTATGCTATCAGATCAAGAGTTTAATAAAATCAAGAAGGCGCTGGATGAAGGAAAGCTAAAACTTAGATTCCTAACTCCAGAAGAGTACCAGGAAGCCGAAGATACTTGGCGGAAACGCAAACAAGCCGCTCAAAGCAAAGGATAATGATCATGGGAATTGAAAAAGCAAAATCAGCAAAAGAAATCAACGCCGAAATTAAGGCAAAGCGAAACCCGGCAGCTGTTGTAGAGCCGGAGATGGAGATTCAAGATGCGCCAATTAGCGATGCAGATACTCAATCGGCTGGATCCGCTCAACCTTGTGAAGAAACAGAAACAGCCAGCGGTAACAACGATGGCGCAAGTGATGATCCGGAAGAAAAGAAAATCGTACCAGGAGCAGAATCAGCATGACAGCCGGAAGGCCGCTGATCTTTGAAACGCCGGAAAAGCTTGAAGAAGCGGTTGAAGCTTACTTTGCGAGCTGCTGGGAAGAGGTTTGGATTCAGATCCGCACGCTTGATGATGCCGATAAGCCTATTAAGGATCCGCAAGGCGGATTCATTATGGAATGGATCCCTAAGCTTGATCGTGAAGGGAACAGGATACTCCGGCGCATGAAGCCGTATAGTATTACAGGCCTAGCAGTTGCGTTAAATACTTCCAGGCAAACGCTCTTAAATTATCAAGAACGCCCGGAATTTTTTGACACTATAAAAAAGGCGAAGGATATTTGCGAGCAGTACATTGAGGATGGGATGCTAAGCGGCGAGATTCCAGCAGTACCAGGGATCTTTAACGCTAAAAACAATTACGGATGGGCAGATAAGCAAGAGATTGATAATACGCACAGAGTTGTTGAGATGCCAACGATCAAGAAGGATGGTAAGGAAGTTAAGTTTAATATCGGCCCGGATGCTGTATCAAACGATGCGATTGATGAGGAAGAAGGCCATTAGATGAGCTTAGAGCTTCCAAAGATGTTAGATGTACCGGCAAAGCTGTTGCAGTTTGTTGATAAGTTTGATCTTTTTAGATATTTCTTAGGCGAAGGCGGCAGAGGTGGCGGCAAGAGCCAGGCAGTTGCTCGCTTCCTTCTATACCTAGCCGGCCATTTTAAGCTAAGGATCGTATGCGGCAGAGAGATCCAGAAGAGCATTGATGAATCAGTTTACACGATTCTTAAAGACTTGATCATTGAAAATCAGTTGAATTTTGAAGTACAGGCCAGCAAGATTGTGCATCGGGCAACCGGTACAACAATCAATTTCAAAGGCTTCCGGGAGCAAGGATCAGTAAACATCAAAGGTTTAGAGGGAGTTGATATACTTTGGATTGATGAAGCGCAAGCGATCACGCAGCATACGCTTGATATTCTGATACCAACGATCCGGAAGAGCAAAGCTAAGATCTTCTTTACAATGAATCGGCATCTAAAGAATGATCCGGTATATAAAGAGTTTGTTAATCGTGAAGATTGCTTGCATATTCACATAGATTACTTTGAGAATCCTTATTGCAGCCGGGAGTTGATTCATGAAGCTGAGCTATGCAAGGCCAACAGGCCGGATGATTACGGCCATATTTGGCTGGGAGATCCTTTAGAGGAAGCTGATAACTTCCTATTTACTGAGCAGAAGCTTGATGATTGCGCAAAGACAGAGTTTATTGGATGCGGAGCGCATGAGATGGTAATGGGCGTGGATCTGGCCCGGTACGGCGAAGATAAATGCGTAGCAACGATCTTACAGAAGCGAGGGCCGCTGAAATGGGATGTAAAGCACATTGAGCGCTGGGGTAAAAAGAACTTGATGGAATCTACCGGGCGCATAGTGGACTTAATGACACGCTTTAAGCTTGATTCTGTTGCCATTGATGCGGATGGATTGGTAGGCGTATGCGATAGATTGAGTGAATTGAAGTATAACATCAATGAATTTCATGGCGGATGGAGCGGCAAAGATCATGTTGAGAGCTTCAACAGCTATGGAAATGTTAAAACAGAGTGGTTTCATAAGCTTGCGGATCTGATCCAGATGGGATACATGGGCCAGCTGCCGCAAATGACGATTGATTCATTGCTTACAGTAATGTACACGCACAAGAGCAATGGCCAGAAGATGATCATCAGCAAAGAGATCATGCGCAGCAAAGGCTTCAAATCTCCGGATCCAGCTGATTCAATCATGATGGCCTATTACGCATCGCAGTTTATTGGCAAGAAGATAGAGGAAAATGAAGATTTCAAAACTCCGGCAACAAGAGTAGCCGGGCAACAAGAAGGCAACCTATTTAAGATAGCCGGGTGGAGATAATGATACGAATGTGGGAGATCAAACACGAATACAATAAGATCAAAGAGCGATGGATGATGAAGATCGCATGGAAGATGCCTAAATGGTTAGTTTACTTTTGCGCAATACGCTTAGGCGCTCACGCAACAACCGGCAAATACGGCAGCCAGATTGTACCGGAGCTAAACTTTATGGAAGCGATCAAGCGATGGGAGAGCATTGATGAGAAAGCTAAAACAGATGGTAAAGAGATCAAAGCGAATCTTGATCCGGAAGTTTGTTGATCTACATTCACGCAGCGGAGAAGCATCCAGGCGCTTGAAGCAGATCAAGGCCGGAACATTAACAACAAGCAATGGATTGGTAACATGAAGCCTAACGAATATGTGCTTACAATCTTGCAGCTGGCAGCTCCGGTATTCTGTTTTGCAACCGGGATGATCTATCAAGGCTGGTTTCTAGTGGCCTGGCTTGTGCTGTTTGGCATTACAGAGCTGGTACTGAAAGCATCTACCGGTAAAACTTTATCGCAATGGGTATGGGCGCAACCTAAATGGAAGCGGATCGTACTTTCAATCTTAATGATAGCCGGCATGATGGCGCTAGGGTATCACTTTATATGGGGGTAATGAAATGGCTATCTTAACATCAACTTTAGTTTATGCCGGAATAGCAGCAGCAGTAGTAGGCGGATACTCAGCTTACAAGAGTAATGATACGAAGCGCAAGGCAAGCGGCCTTAGAAACGCTCAAAACGCACAGATCGCATCCAATGAGAAGATCGCATCAGATAACAGAGCGGCAGCAGCTCAAGCAACTAAGGATGCAGCAGCTAAGGCTGGATCAGATCGGCGCAAGAATCGCCGCAGATCTCAAGATAACAGTACAGTACGGACTTCAAAGCTTGGCCTATCAGTTAAGGATAGATCACAAACGAATCTAAAGACTTTAACCGGAGAATAAAGCAATGAGCTATATCCATACATACCATCAGTACGATCCAATGAAACACGCTGATAAGCGCTTTGGCGTGATGATGACAGCTATTGGCGTAGCCTTTGGCGCAACAGCCGGTACAGCAACGGCAACAGCGATTGGAGTTGGCGTTACCGGATTGGCAGCATACGGCGCTTACAAGGGATTCCAGAGCATGACAAAGAAGGATCCATTGCCGCAGCTTCCGGGCCAGGCAAAGTTAAAGGAAGAAGAGCCATCCTATGACCGGGCCGCAGAGTTAGCTAAGAAGGAAACGGATGCACGCCGGCGAGGGATCGCACGCAATAAGCCAAACTATACCAGCGCAAGAGGATTAACCCAGGTTGAGCAAAGCAATATGAATCTTAAAACATTAACAGGCGCTTAATGACAACAGCAATAAAAGAGTTTAGGATCACACGCTATCAGCCATCTTATGATCCGGATATTAAAAGGCTATGCAAAGCTTTTAGCGATGAGAGCTTAGCAGAGTACGGCCTTGCGGTTGAAGGCGAGCGCATGGTACAAATGACACAGATATTAAAGGAGATCAGTTTCTTCCTTGTTGTTGATCAGAAGGTTGTTGGCGTTATTGCCGGCGTTAAACAAGAGAATATGACTAATGGAGATCTGGCGCTGCAAGAGGTAATGTGGTATGTGGAGAAAGATCACAGAGCTAATGGCCGGGCGCTACTCCAATACTTTGAAGAAGCTGCAAAAAACTTAGGATGCTCATGCGTGGTTATGTGCTTAATGTGCAATAGCGGCAAAGAAAAGCTCACAAGATTTTATGAGCGTATGGGATACCGGCCCTTTGAGATCCAATTTATGAAGGAGATTAAATAATGCAAGAACTTAGCGCAGAGAAGATCGTAAAGCATAAAGGCACGCTCAAAGGCCAAAGGAGCAACTTTGATACCTACTACCAAACGCTGCATGATTACTTTTATGTTGAAGCTGAAAACATTAACAGAAGCTATTATCCCGGTACTGAACTTGATTATCTTTATTTGCTTGATTCTACTTCTCTTGAGCTTGCTGACATTCTGGCTTCCGGCGTAGCAAATTACTTAACGCCATCAGCTTCCAAATGGTTTTCTCTTGATCATCCGGATAAGAAGCTTAGAGATAAGCAGCCGGTACGCCAATGGATGCAAGATGTGGCCGATGAAGTAAACTTTGTGCTGAATAGATCCAACTTCTACAATCAGATGCCGATCTTTTATAAAAGCTCCGGCGTGTATGGTACATCAGTTATGATGCTGGAAGAGGATCCGGAAGATGATGTACGCTTCTATAACTTGCCGATCAGATCAACTTACATTACAGAAGATGCCAGGGAGAAGCCTTTAGAGTTTTATGTACCTTTTGAATATACAGCTGAGCAAGCCTTCACGAAGTTTGGAGATAAAGTTGATGTTGCTATTATTGAATCGCTCAAGAATAAAAGAGATCCGGATAAGAAATATGAGTACATCCTTTATCTTGGCCCTAGAGTATTAAAGGAATACGGCAAGAGTACGAAGGATAACATGGCTGTACGAGGGGTATGGGTAGAAGTTAAGAGCCAAAAGATCATGATGGAAGATGGATTCAACGAGATGCCGGCAGTTGCGCATCGCTTTTACAAGCGGCCACGCATTACATACGGCTTCTCTCCGGCGATGAAAGCCTTGCCCTGGGTACGAATGTTGAATACGATGGCTGATACGATCCTTAGAGCAGCTATGAAACAAACAGATCCGCCTATTGCCGTACCGGATAGCGGATTCTTAGCGCCTTTGAATTTCAATCCTAGAGCAGTAAACATTTATAAGCGCACAAAGTTAGATCCAACAAAAGATATATCTCCAATCGGCAACTATGGCAACCTTGCTATCGGCCAGGCGGAGCTTGAGTATTATGCAGAGAAGGCCGGCAACATGATGTTTAAGGGAGCCTTCATTAACTTCCAGAATATCACAAAGCAAATGACAGTACCGGAAGTGATGCAGCGAGCCAATGAGCAAATGACGATGTTAGGCCCGGCAGTTGGCCGGTATATGAGCGATGTATTACAGCCGCTTGTTGAAAGAACGATTGCAATGCTCTGGCGTAAAGGCCGGTTGCCGCAGATGCCGGAAGAGATGTTGATGAATCCGGAGTATGATGTTAAGTTTGTTGGCCGCCTTGCTCAAGCACAGCGCCAATCAGAGCTTGATAACTTCTCTAATGCTATGACAATCGCCGGACAGATCGCACAATATAAACCGGAAGCGCTTGATAAGATCAATGCTGATGCAACGATTGATGAGCTATGGGGAATTACCAATGCTCCGGCAGCCATGATCTTTGATAACAAGGAAGTTGGCGAGATCCGGATGGCCAAAGCTAAGATGCAAGAGCAGATGCAGCAGATGCAAATGGCCGGCGCAGCATCACAGATCGGCAAGGATGCAACGCAAGCAGATAAGAACGCAGCGGAAGCAGCACAAACAGAAGGGAAAGCATCTAACCTAAGATGATAGATCTGAAAAATAAGAACGATGTTAAAGCTATCAAAGAAGCTCTGGACTATTCATTTAATGGGCCGCTCGGCGAGAGGACAATGAAATTCCTTGAGCAATTTTGTGGCTTCTATCATGGTGGCCCTAGAGATGATCTTAATCAACTTCAATACGAAGCTGGTAAAAGAGATGTGATATTAACCTTAAAAACCCTAACGCATCCGGAATGGAATCCGGAGCAGATCGCAGAGATCTACAAAAGACAGGAGCAATAACAATGGATACCATAAACCCTAACGGATACTTTATGCCCAGGAGCATTTTGCAAGTGCTTAACAACAATCGTGGAGAAGTTGCAACCGGTGGCGATCCAGCTCCGGCAGCGGCTCCAGCAACCGGAGATCCATCCTTACATGATCCAGCGCCATTAGCGCCAGGCAATACAGGGGATCCAGCTCCAGCAGCTAATGCTGATCCAGCTCCAGCCGCAGATCCAGCGCCGGCAGCTGCAAAGAATTGGTACGATGGCTTGAATGAAGATCTAAGAAACAATCCATCAGTAACAAAGTACAAGAGCCAGGAAGCTATGGTTAAAGGCCATCTTGAGCTTGCTTCTCTATTAGGGAATGATAAGGTTGCCTTGCCGAAGGATGAGAATGATACGATTGCTATTGAAGCTCTTAACAGAGCGCTAGGCGTACCGGATGAAGCAACCGGATATGATCTAGGGCAGCCAAATCCTATTCCCGGCATGGAGCAAGTACAGTTTGGCACAGAGCAGTTTCAAGAGATTGCGCATAAGCATAAGCTAACGCCGGCGCAAGCCGCCGGGATCCAGGAAGATTATGTTGAGATGCTAAGCGCCATCAAATCACAAGGCGAAGCTGATTATCAAGAATCTGTTAATCAATCAAAGACAGAGCTTAACGCAGCATGGGGATTGAAATACGATTCTAATGTTAAGCTTGCGCAAGGATTGATGAATAAGTTTGCCGGGAGCCAGGAGAATTTTGAATATATCAACGCTAAGATCGGCGCTGATCCAATCGCATTAAAGATGTTGGCAGATATTGGCAGCCAATTCTCAGAAGGAACGATTGGAGATATGGGCGATCCAGCAACAAGCTTTACCAAAACTCCGGCAGAAGCTAAGACGGAGTATGATAAAATAATGAGTGATAGTGATGATGATTATTGGGCCGGTGTACGGAATCAAAAGATGATCCCGGAAAGCCAAAGGCTCGCAAGAGTTACCCATGTTGAATCATTGCTAAAGATGATGAATCCAGCGATACCTGTACAGCCAGCCGCTTGATCATTAGTTTGTTTCAAATAGCAGATACTCTGTAAAGACCTGCAAAAACAGGAAATCAGAGTTGGCCCTTTCCGGATACCCAACGATGGCTTCAAAGTTAATTGTTAAAGATCCTTAAAGGGAGATGTTATTATGGCTAGTGAATTAGAAATAAGAGCGCAACAGTTTTCTCGCAATGTTGTACCGCTCGCACAACAGCAGTATTCAAAGTTTTACGGATCTGTTATGCAGAAAAGCGATGTACAGGCGAAAAGCTTTTCTCAAGATCAAATCGGTACATGGGCGATGGCTCCTAAAGGCGGATTGAATGTTGATACGCCAGAGAACGATCCTAACCTACAACGCCGCTGGGCCTACATCTCAACCTATGCAGATGCAAGGTTGTTAGATCGTAGTGTAAATCTTCAAATCCTTTCTGATCCAAAATCCGAAATGACTATCAATGCAGCTAGGGCCATTGGCCGGCAGATAGATGATAATGTCTATGCTGCTGCATTAGGTACAGCTCAATCCGGAGAGAACGGCGGAACGGCTAATACCTTCCCGGCTGGCCAGATCATTGATTCTGGCGGAGCAGCGGCTATGACGATTGATAAGATCCGTCAAGCTGGGCAGTTGTTAGATGAAGCTGATGTTGATGAGTGGGATCGCTTTGCATGGATCACGCCGGCCTGTATCCAGCAGTTGTTAGGGGATACTCAAGCCACATCAACGGATTACATGAATGTAAAGAATCTGCTTAACGGCGATCTTAAAACATTCTATGGCTTCCAAATTATTAAATCAACTCGCATTGACACTACAACTGATCCTAATGTTTCACGCTCTGTATTCTTCCAGAAGAGCGGCATCTGTTGTGGTACTCCGGAAATGCTTTACATCCGGACAGATGAGAGAGCTGATAAAAGCTACTCATGGCAAGTTTACTATGAGCTTAACATCGGTACAGTACGCCTTGAAGAAGAGAAGGTTGTGCGTGTAGATTCTGATGAAACAGCCGTAGTCTAAGATTGCTTAGCAGCTCTGAGTGGATAGGCAACAGCAACTTTATCCAACACTTACTAACCCTAGAGCCGGCAACGCCCGGCAAGGAGATGATCAAATGGCAGAAGTAAAAGGAGTAAATGTAACAAAGTTTGATGCTGGAACATCTAATACTACATGGATTGATCAAGGATTGATCAAGTCTAGTATTAAGATCTGGAGCGATGTGTATGAAGCAGCAGCAGTAAACATTGCTGATACTATCGTAATTTGTGAATTACCGGCTGGCGCAGTTGTGCATGGGATCGCATTGCAGTTTGATGCTCTTGGCGCTGCAACAGTAAATTGTGGAGATGCTAACACAGCTGCTCTTTATAAAGCGGCTGTTGATGTATCAAGTGCTGGCGATGATAATACCATCTTAGTTGATGGCGCTCAGTATGTGATCGGTACTAATGCGGATGATGAAAGAATTATCCTTACAGTAGCCGGCGCAGCAATTACCGGTACGATCAAATCGGTTGTTTACTACACTAATTAAAGTGTATAGGGGGGCCGGTTTAATACCCGGCTCCCTTAGTAAAGGAGAAAAATGGCCGATAAGACAACGATTATAAATAGAGCGCTATCATTACTTGGAGCGGAGCCAATAATCAATATAGCGGATGATACGCCGGAAGCTAACATTGCTAATCGCTTCTATGATGAATCCCGGAAATCCGTATTGAGTGAAGTATTATGGAATTTTGCAGCTAAAAGAGTTGTGCTTAATCAAGTTGTTGGCACGCCAGCGTGGAGCATTGATCAAGTTAATAATATATTTCAGCTTCCATCTGACATCATCCGGATCTTTGGTACATCCGCTCCGGGATCAACATGGCACAAAGAACAGGATAAACTTATAACGAATGTATCAGAGATTGGGATCATATATGTTTTTGATCTCAAAGATACAACGAAGTTTAGCGCATCCTTTACAGATGCCTTTGCCGATAAGCTTGCAAGTGATATGGCATACGCTGTACTCAATTCCAACACAGAAGCCAAATTGTTAATAGAGAAATACGATGGTGTATCTCTACCTAAAGCATTGGCTGAAAATTCACAGGAAGGAACGCCGCCACAGATTGATGATAACCTTTGGAGCTATGCCAAACATGGCTATTCTCCGGTAAACAGATCGGGGATATACTTTGCCTAAAGCGGCTCCAATTACAGCAACCTTTGCATCCGGCGAAGTTTCTCCGGTAATGTATGGGCGCACAGATCTTCAACAGTATTACAATGGCCTTGAGCTTGCGGAGAATTGTTTGATCCGGCCTTATGGTTTGATCATGAATAGGCCCGGCTTGGAGTATATTGCTCCGGCAAAGTATCCGCTAAAGAATACGAAGCTTATTGACTTTGTTTTCAATGAAGCGGATGCCTTTATTCTTGAGTTTGGGGAGTTTTACTTCCGCTTCTTTACGCTTGGCGCAGCTGTAACAGAAACGCCAATAGCGATCACAGCAGCAACGCAAGCCAATCCATGCCAGCTAACAATAACAGCGCATGGATATTCTCTTAATGATGAGATAGTTGTTTCCGGCATTGTGGGCATGACAGAGCTTAATGGCAACCGGTACAGAGTAAATACCATTGTTGATCCAAATAACATCACGATCAAAGATCTTGATGGCACGCCTATTGATTCTACCGGATACACAGCTTACATCTCCGGCGGAAGCTCAAAGAAGATATACGAAGTTGCGCATACCTATACATCAGATGAGATATTTGATGTGCATTATGCTCAAGTAAACGATGTTGTAAACTTAACGCATGGATCCCATAAGCCGGCGGAGCTTATCCGCCTAGCAGCTGATAATTGGAATCTTGTTGATGTACCCTTTATTGGCGGCCCTGTACAAGATCTAAACATTACTCCTACCACGATTACGCCTTCCGCCGATACCGGCACAGGAATTACCCTTACGGCTTCTGCATCAATCTTCTTAGCTGGCCATGTGGGATCAATATGGCAAATGAAAAATGGGTATGTAACGATCACAGCGTATGCTTCCGGAACGAGCGTTACGGCAGATGTGCAAGGAACGGATAATTTAGGCACAGGCCCAGGCGCAACTACTGAATGGAGCGAGGGATCCTGGAGCGATGTATCTGGCTATCCGGCAACTGTTACCTATCATGAGCGGCGCAGATGGTACGCCCGGACAGATAATCAGCCGCAAACACAATGGGCATCAAAACCTTTTATATATGATGATTTTACAAGAGGGCCTAATGATGATGATGCGTTAGATCTTACGCTCAACACAGAAAAGGCCAATGATATTAAATGGATGAGTAGCGGCACAACTCTTGCAACCGGAACTTTTGGCGGAGAGTTTGTTACCAGCTCTGGAACAAGCGGAATATCACTTACTCCGGACAACGCCAATGCTATCCGGCAAACAGGCTGGGGATCTCTTAATGTACAGCCGCAGAAGATTGCTAACTTTATTTATTATGTACAGCGTGCATCAAGGAAGATCCGGGAGCTGTTTTACTATTGGGATCTTGATACTTATAAATCAGTTGATATGACGATCCTTAGCGAGCATATAACTGAGAGCGGCATTACTAATATCGCTTACCAGCAGAATCCGGATACAACGCTTTATTGCGTGCGTACTGATGGGCAGATGTGTACGCTTGTTAGAGAAGAGGATCAGCAAGTTAAAGCATGGACTAGGCAAACAACAGATGGATCCTTTAGATCAGTTGCAACGATACCATCTTTTCTAGGGCCGTATGATGAAGTGTGGGTTGTCGTGGAGAGAACTATAAACGGAATCGCTAGGAAGTACATTGAACGCTTTGCGGATCCTGTTGTACCTAAGCGCCAGGCAGAATGTTTCTATGTTGATTCCGGATTAAAGTTTAGTGTTTATGATTTAACATCCGGCATCGGCTTAACTCTTTCAGCATTAACCGGATCTATTACGGCAACAGCTGCAAGCGGCATCTTTCAATCTAACGATATTGGCCAGCGGATCCGGGCGAAGGATGCGGATGGTAACACAGTTGGCGAGATGATCATTACCGGCTTTACATCTGATACGATTGTTACCGGTACATCAACTTTTGATTTTGATTCCCTTACATACGCAGCGGAGAGATGGGGAGTTAGCGTAACAACGCTATCCGGATTAGATTACCTGGAAGCAAAAAGTTTATCTATCCTTGCGGATGGAGCTGTACAAACGCAGCAAACAGTTTCTTCCGGATCTGTAACGATGGAGAAGGATGCCTTTGAAATATCTATTGGCCTTCCTTACAGATCAGCGATCAAAACACTTTCAATAGAATCCGGATCAGCAACCGGAACAGCTCAAGGAAAGAAGAAGCGGCTGTATCAGCTTGGCCTTAGAGTTTATAAAACGCTTGGTATTAAAGTAGGCGGATCGCTTAATAAGCTCTTCAATGTAACGCTTAGAGATCCACAAACTCTAATGGGAACGCCGGAATCATTGGTATCTGATACGATCCCAAATATCCGGTTTACCGGCGGATGGGTTTACGAAGGTACAGTTGTGATTGTGCAAGATAATCCGTTACCTATGCACATCTTAGATATAATGCCATTACTTAAAACAATGGATAAATAAGGAATACTATGGGCGCATTTACATCAGCACTAATGTTGGCCGGTACAGCAATGAACGCTTACGGCCAGATCAAGGCCGGCCAGGATGCTCAAGCGGCAGCAGAGTATAATGCGGCGGTTTATCGGCAGCAAGCGGAAGCGATAGATGTTAAGAAGGGGATCTCAAAACAGAGATGGGATCGGGTACTTAGGCAATTAGGCGGCAAGCTAACAACAGCTGTTGCATCTAGCGGCTATGATTATTCCGGATCTTTCTTAGAAGTTGTTAATGATCGCATGACAGAAGCGCAGCTTGATAAGCAAATGGAAAACTATAATCTTGAATTAAGCAAATCTCAATCGCTTAGCGCAGCAGATGAAGCTCAGAGATCCGGCGCAGCGGCGAGGACAGCATCTTTATTCTCAGCTGGCGGAACGATCTTAGAAGGAGCAAACAGCTGGTACAGCAAATATGGCCGCAGCAGCGATAATCCAACAGGAAAGCCGCTAAATTCAAGGCCAGGATTGGCATAGGAGCTATAAATAATGGCAAAACTACCAGGATACGATTCAAGCCAGCAGATGAGTACAGAGCCATCAACTCAGATGCGAGATATGGCGCAAGAGCAGCAGATGGGGAAGAACATCTCCGGTATGGGCAAGGTTGCAACTGATGTAGCAACTGTATGGCAAGAAGCTGAGGATGCTGCAACAACACTCAATCGCCAGAATTTCATGGATGAAGCTCAGCGAGATATATTTAACCGGGCGCAGAAGGATCCGGACTATGCTAATTCTACTACATACCATGAAGATCTTGAGAAGGTTAGAGAAGGATCCCTGGAAGGTTTCACTAACAATGAAGCTAGAGCTAAGTTTGCCATCACATCTAGCAATCAAACAGCCGCAGCTAACATAAAGATTGATGGACTATTCCGCACGAAGTTTCAGCAATTCTACCAGGGCGAGATCATTACATCGCATGAAAAGAATAAAAAAGAATTTATTGCTGGCGGCGGCCAGGCTGCAAAGGACAAGCAGATCGCCGCTGTACAAGAAGCCTTTGATAAGGGCGCTGTTAGCGCAGTATATGTTGCTAATGAGCTTGCGAAAATAGATGATTGGGATAACCTAAGATATTTGCAGATGGCACAGGAAGGCCAGATCCGGGAAGCGCTAGAGATGATTGATAGCTCTGATATGCAGCCATCAGAGAAGAGCGCAGCAAAGCAGAGTATTCTTACTATGGCCGCACAGGGAGCGATCATTGCAAAGGTTGAGCAGCTTAACCTTGAGCAAGCTATGTATGCAGAAACAGATGCAGTTTTAGATGATCCGGAGAAAAGCTATGTTGAAAAGATGGATTTCCTGGAGCAGCAAAAGAAGTTTGGCTTAAACGATAAGGATGCTAAGGATCTTGAGAAATCACTTAACAGCTCTGATAAGATTGAAGCAGAGAGCCATTCTGAATCTAAAGCAATGGTTGTTTTAGCTATTGCCGGACTTCAAAACGGAATCACAGATAAAAAAGATGGAATGAAGGATATTAGCGAATATCTGCAAGGCGTAAAAGCAACAAGGCAGATGATCACAGATCTTCATACCAACGGAAGGATCACTAAGGCGGATAAGGATGGATTCATCCAGAAGCTAAATACAACTGTAAAAGAAGAAAAGAATATCGCAGCGAATAAGATTGCAAAGCAGAAGCTTGCTATCTGGCCGCTGAGCTATGTTGTTTACGGCATGGATGATGCGTACAAGGATATGAAGGAATATCTCAAAGTACCACATCTAGCAGCCGAAGCTCTTTTGGATCTTGAATCAGAGCTTAACAGTTACGATCCAACAGCCGGATCAAAAGATAAGTTTATCAGCGTAAAAGATCGCACAATGAATATCATTGATAAGTACGAATCTAAGATGGCTGATAATGTACGCAGAAGCATGAGGGAAGATAAGGGCCTTGCGCCTAAAGCTCCGCTCTCTGATGCAGAGGTATTGAAGGAAGCCGGCGCATCAATGGCTGATGTAGAAGCCGCAGCAGCAAAGCATGGAGTTACGCCAGAAGAAGTTATTAGGAGAATGAGAAAGTAATGGCCAATCTTGATCACTTATTTGCGGAAGAAACAAAGGATCCGGCAGTTGCGGTAGCTGAGGAAACTAAGCTGGACTATCTTTTTGATAAGAAGAATGAAGATACGAATCTTGATTATCTCTTTGATACTAACTTAGACTATGCAACACGCCAGGAAGATCCGGATCAGCAGATGGAAGGTATGCTATCTGTATTCTCTGAGGATGAGCGCATTGCTTTGCGTGATGAAGGGCCTATTGGCATTGGAGAAGCTTTCCATAGGCAGAACAAATGGGAGCTTTTACCCTTTTCTCCAGCTGGGATCATTGATGCCTTTAGCGTTAAAGGCTCTGTTGATCGGCTGCAAGCGAATGATTATGGCAAGGATTGGAAACAAAAGGATGAGGATGAGGATAAAGTTGTTGATTTCATGCGCAAGATGGCGGAAGAGCAGATCCGGGGATTCAGCTGGGGAGCTAATGTTTATCGTGTAGCGAGCCAGATGCCGGCTTTCATGGTTGAATTTGCCGCATCGGGTGGAATGGTAGCTTTGGGCAAGAAGATAACGCAGAGGGCCGCCGTAGGCGTAGCTAAGGGGGTTGCAAAAGCCGGAGCCAAACGAGCTGTACGCAAGCTGGCTAGGCATAGCGTGAAGTTTGGGATGGAAACAGCGCTCCGCACGCCTGTAATGTATAACCTTTATGGCCGGAAATACGCTGAGAATCAGATATTTGCCAATATATCCTTAACTGATAAGGGCGTAGAGATCCTAAATGCTCCGGAAGAGAGCAAATGGATGAGCTTTGTTAAGGCTTATGGCGATGCTTTTATTGAAGTTGGCTCTGAGATGATGGGCGCAAAGGTATTCAAGCCGGCTGGCCGGATGATAGGTAGGCCGATCAAGAAGGGAATATCTAAGAGCCTTGATAAGCAAACGAAAGAAGGCATTGAGCAATTCATGCGCTGGATCTCTTCTGATGGCAAGATAACGGCAGCTTTCCGGAAGGGCGGCTTTGATGGGATCATAGAGGAAATTGGCGAAGAGATTGTTGGCGATCAGATGCGAGCGATCTTTGGGATTGAAGATTTTGGCGCAGAAGATGGCAATGTGCTGGATAAGATGCGTGCGGCAGTACCCGGATGGGATGATCTATCCGTAATGGCCGGCGCTTTTTCTATTCCCGGCGTTACATCGTATGCCGGAGATAGCCTTTATAAGAAGATGATTAGAAGGGGAAAGACTAAACAAGAAGCGCAGCAGATCTTAGATTACACATCCGCATCTGAGAAAGATCGTATGCTGATGGACTTCATGCGAGAAGAAAACGAATGGATGCGAGTTGCGGTTGATAAGGCGATGCGTGGAGAAGAGCTTACTGAGAAGGAGCGATATGGATTAAACGAAAGATTTTATGATTACCTGGATCGTGGAGAGCTTGATATTCCAGAATCACAGAAGGCCGGAGAACGCAAGGAAGAAGTTAATTTTGATAAGAAAACGGCAAAGATGTTTGGGCCAACTGTTGCAGCTGTTGTTGAAGAATCTAAAGAGTATCCTGGAAAGTTTAAGGCCAGCTTTACGAATAAGGAAGGCCATGCAGTAGGATCCATTATAAAGAATACTTTTGAAGAAGCTGTATCAGCGGCGAGAGTAAAGGCTGGAATAGCAGAGCCGGTTGAAGGAGCGCCAGCAGCTCAGCCGCAAATGACAGATAAGGAAAAGGCTCAAGCGATCCTAGAGAGAAGCGCTATTGAAGCATACAGCAAGGAGCATGAGAGCTTCAAATCTAATATCCTTAATGTAGCAGCAACACAGCTTCCGGCAAAGCTATCTTCACAGCAAGCGCAAGGTTTATTCCGTATCAAAAATAACAAGTTTAACCTTAGCAAAGAAGAAATTGAATATACCGGCATCTTAGACTTCCTTAAATCAAAAGATAAGTTTACTCAAGAAGAGATCGTAAAGTACATCAACGATCACAAAGTAAAGATTGAGATAACCTTTAAGGGAGTACCGGTTGAGCGGAGAGAGCTGGATCCAACGGAGAAAGAGCGCCTGGCCTATCTTGAAGCGGAGAATGAGAAAGCGCCTTTGGGCGGCATCTCAGATATTGTTGAGGTATCTTCTGATGATTTTAATGATTCCTGGAGCGAGTTACTTTATTTGCAGAATGTTAGAGATAATCTAACAACGGAGCAGCTATACGAGAAGATGAAAGAAGCTGAGATGTTTGCGCATAGAGCGAAACAGCGTGGAGCTTCACAGGCAGAATTTAATAAGCTATTCCAAAAGGGCAGCCATTTCTCCGCTAGAGCAGAAGAACATGAGCTTGGATCTATGGATCGGCCCGGAAGAGTACCATCCGGAGAGGAAACAAAGTACGGATATGGGAATCTTGTTTTACCCGGCGGAGAAGATTATATGGAGATCCTTGTACAGCTTCCCATAAAAGAAGCTGATCTTAAAAGGAACTATATAAAGAAGGTTGAGAAAGCAGAGGGAGATGGCGAGCGTGGATATGTTATAAAGATGAAGGATAAGAGGAAATTCTTTTATCCGGATGCAACGAGCGCAGAAGATGCGGTTGTACAGTTTAATAAGGATGAAGCGGAAGGGAAGATCGGCACAGGCAGAGTAACGCCTAGAGAACAGTTAGGCGGAGAGCCGGAGATCATTGAGAATACGGAAGAGAACAGGGCCATCATGATAGAGCGCTCTGGATTAGAAGAGCATCTTATAACAACTCCCGGATATTTGGATAGCCTACTTATTTACCCATCTGGAAAGGTTATTGAGAAAAGAACTAATGGAGAGTATGTCGTATATTTTTCAAACAGCAGCTATAACAATCCGGTATTATTTGAAGTTGAGAAATGGCTGGCTTACGAGATGGGAGAGGAAGCCGGAGAGGTTGTTGATCGCCGGCCAGCGCCAACAGATATTTATACGCATCCGCATTGGCTAGAGAAAAATATCTTATTCCATATACGCCTTAACTTCCGGACAGATAAAGACGGCAACAAAGTTTTATTCCTTGAAGAGCTGCAAAGCGATTGGCATAAAGACGCTAGGGAGATGCGCACAAAAGAGATCAAGAGAGTTGCAAAGGCAGAGAAGATAACCTTTGAAGAAGCTAGGAAGAAAGTTGATCCGGAGTATGGATATAAAGTTGAGATTCCAGAGGTAACAGCGGCGGAGATAGCTCTTAGGAAAGAGCGCCTTGCTGATGTGCTTAATGCTAATGACAATCTAGGTTTTGATTCTACACAGGAAGCGATTGATGCTATTGTTGCGCATGATGATTTCTCTGATAGATGGGAAGTAACAAACAAAACAGATTTCCAGCAGAAGGGCGATGCGTTTAGGGCGATAATCTTCCAGGCTAAGATGGAACGAGAAGGCGTACCGGATGCTCCGTTTAAGAGCAGCTGGCAAGAGCTAGGGATCAAACAGGCGATCAAGATTGCGATCCAGAGCGGCGCAACAAAGGTTGCCTGGATCAATGGCCAACAATCAGCTGATAGATATAGCCTTGAGAAGTATGTTGATTTCATTAGATACACTAAAAAAGATGATGGATCTTATAACATTGAGTTTGTTGAGAAGGGCCAAAGATATACCAGAACAACAGAAATAGAAGATTATGACGATCTTGTTGCCAATGTTGGAGAAGATGTTGCTGAAAGGATAAAGAAGAACGAAGGAGATATGAGCGATGATGGAAGAGATACAGATATTGTTAAATTAGGGAAAGTTACCGGCGTATTCCATAGGAAGTATTCTCTTGAGAAATCAGAGTATAAATCCGGAGAATATAAGGGCGTAGCCTTCTGGAGAGTAATAGCAGATGGAAATCCTATTGGCGGCGAGAGAGCTACTTTTAGAGCAGAGAGCCAGGCCAAAGAGCGGCTAAAGATGTTTATAGAAAATGAATCATGGTTTGCTAAATACGAAGGTGGATCTACATCACATGGTATGCCGGATAGAGTTTCTGCTTTATCATATATGAATAGGACAAACTTTAGGGCGGATAATCCAATCAAAACATTAACCGGAGATGATCTAAAGGTAGGCGATGGATCAGCGCATAAAAACTTTTACGATAAGATGCTTCCAACTATTGTGAAGAAGTATATCAAGAAGTGGGGATCTAAGGTTGAGATGATTGAGTTTGAAGGAGATCCGGAGAAGCTGAGAGTTGTAAATGACGGAGATGGAACATTCTCAGTAGTTGGCGGCACGAATGTAATCACTAGCGATCTTGGATCAGAAGAAGAAGCGGAAGAATATATCAGAGAACGGATGGCAGCAGATTCAGAAAGCGATATGCCAGAGCAGCAAATGGGATTTGAGATCACGCCGCAAATGAAAATTGAGGTTGAAGATATTGGGCAGCCTTTATTTGGTACAAGGCTTGCAGCCGGCGTTACCGGAGAATCAATCAGCATCCCTAGCATTGTTGATGAAGCTATCAACGGCAAGAAAGAAACTCCGGCAGAAGAAACAAAGCGCTCCAGAGTTGATAAGTATAAAGAGATGTTTAAGCGTATTACTGAGTTGAAGCTAAAGAAAGAGGGCCTTGCCGAAGAGAAGAGCCAGCTTAAAGAAGCATTAGATTTCTATGAAGCAGAGCGCAAGAGCTGGAAGAATAAGATCCAGCGGTACGATGAAGGCCGGATGGATGAAGAGTTTAACGCATTGCCTAAATACTACCGGGCCGCTAAGGGCCAGAAGCTTGATGATGCCGCAAGTGAAGCTAAGAATGATTATGGCAGCTCTTTTACCGGCGAAGGCGATATGGAGTTTAGAGATTTCTTGATCCAGCTGGAAGCCGATTATCAATCCGCTAAAGAAGCGGTTGCTGAGGTTAATGATGCGATTAGACAAGCGAATGAGAAAACAGTTATTACAACGGAGATCAAGAGCCTTAAACAACGGCTATCTGATTTTGAAGCTGGCCGGAAGAAAGGGAAGAAAGATCTCAAAGATCTTAGGGCGGAAGCCACATCAGCGGCTAGGAAGCTTATACCTAAATCCGGGATACGCAACTTTGGGAAGATCCTTACTGCCATTGATTCTATTAAGAACGAAGCAGATGTTGCGCCGGCCATTGCGATCATCGTGGACAACTATGAGAATTATCTTGATAGGTACGCAAGGGCGAAGGCGGTTAAGGCGATCTTAAAGAAATATAAGAAGCCGCAGAATATATTGGATGTTAAGTACCGGGAGAAGATTGAGAAGCTGCTTGAAACTCTAACAGCTCCAGCAGAGTATGAGATTTCTGAAAAGTTATGGAAAGAGCGAGAGAATGGAATCTCCAGAGTTATTGATGCTATTGATAAGGATGGTAATACGCTTGGATGGTTAAATTACACAGAGAATAAAGAAGATGGGCTGATAACGATAACATCTATTGATGTTGAAGATGCGCATCAAAGAAAAGGAATCGCAACAAGTATGTATAGATTCCTTGAGAGCAAAGAGCAAGGGCCTATCAAGTGGGATGGATTATCTAAGCAAGGCGCAGCTCTTAAAGCTTCAATAGATAAAGGGCAAAAACCTAAGACCGGAAGAGCAGCACAGCGCAAGGCTCTAGGCCAGATGAATACGGATGAGCTTGTTGCAACAGCACGCAGAGTATCCAGGATGATTGAAGCCGGCAAGATCACATTACGCCAGAAGAAAGAGATGCAGCAGATGGCATCTGAGATCATGAGGGGAGCTGGGATCATAGCCGGCGGCGGAAGGGTTGATATTGAGAATGTTGGATCTGCTGAGGATCTTAGGAGAGTAGGACTAGGGAAGATGAAGCGGCAAGCGCTCAAGGCGAAGTATGGCCCGGCAAGGCCATTGCGTATGATCAGAGCTATCTTTGGCAAGTTTGGCGAGCGTATGTTTTATGATGTTGTTGAACACGCTGAAACAATAGCGCAGCATCTCAAGATAGGCCGGCTTACAAAGATTGATGAGATCATTAAGAAGCATGGGATTGGCACAGCTGAGCTAGGGAAAAGTGTTGAGATTGATGGCGTGGAGTATCAAGTTAATAACATAATGACGATGTACGCTCAGAGCGGAAACAAAGAAGGCCGGGCGGCAATCATTCATGGTAACAAGATTAAAGAAGCGCTTTATGAGAAGTTTATCTCACATCTAAAGAAGAATTATCCTGGCGCAGTAGCGGCTGTTGATGAGATTAAAGAAGTTGTCGGCGAGAAGTACGATGATACTAAGAGAGTGATGGCAGATGCTTTTAATATATCGCTTGCAGATGTAATTGATTACTTCCCTATGTTTAGAGAGCGCCTTGATAAGAAGGCGGATCCGGATGCAGATATGGGATCAGATTTTATAAGTGATAGCGGAAGGAGATCTTATTTCGCATCAGCTCCTAAAGGCCAAACTATTACAAGAAAAGATATTGCAGATGAGCATCAATCGCCTATCAGCCTAAACTTCATGGAAGATTCAGCCAGAGCTATTGATAATCAAGAGCATCTGCTTCAATACGCCGGCATCCAAAAGATGTACAACGATGTATCTAACGATGCGGATCTCAGAAACGCAGTTATTTATAAGCATGGGCAAGAAGCATGGGATGTTTTTGATAGATGGATGAAGGAAGCCATCAATCCACGCAGCGCATATACCAGCTTAAACTTTGTTGGAGAAAGATTCAAAGCAGCCAGGAGATCTTTAGGCGTTTTCTATCTTGGCTTTAATGTTATTACGGCAATGAAGCAGTTTCCATCAGCGCATTTAGCTCTGAAATATACATCCTTCCAGCAGCTATATACCAGCATGGGCAAGGTATTCTTTAACAAGAATTTGCAGAAGAAGATCATGGAGCTTGATCCTTCTATTGCTCACAGGATTGTTGAAAGAGAAATTGGCGAGATCATGCAAGGTACGAGCAAGATGTATCGCAATGATTTTCTCCGGCAAGCGCAGATGGCAGAGCAATGGCTTGGCCAGAAATCAATGAAGATGATCCTTAATATGGATCGCTGGGCGGTAATGAGTGTATTTGATGCTGTATATAATAGCAACAAAGCAACGCTGGGCCATGAAGGAGCTGTTAAGTTAGCGCATAAGGCTCTCTTAGAAACGCAGCCACAGGGCCGCCGGATAGATCTTCCAGAGCTTTATAGGACAAATGATCAAGTATTACGCATGATGTTAATGTTTACTAATCAGCTTAATCAGATTTATAATATGATGGTATTTGATACAACTACATCATGGAGTGAAGGCCGGAAGAAAGAAGCGATGGTAACGATTGCATCAATCATGTTATCTAATCTTATGATATATGGGGTATCGCATGGCGGCTGGGATTGGCCAGAGGATGAAGAAGAGCAATGGCGTGCATGGCTTGAAGCAACGATTGGATCAATGATCTCTTCTGTACCTATCGCCGGAACATTGGCGATGAGCGCTATCAAAGGGTATGATCCTAAGCTGCTTACAGCGGAATCTAAAATTGATGATATTAGATGGGGAGTTAAAAAGTTTCAAAATGAGCAGTATGCAGAAGCAGTTTTTGATATAATGGTAGATGTAGCCGTACTCTCTGGAGTTAATGTACCTTATGGCGCTTTGAAAAGATCTATCAGAGGAATTGGAAATCTTAGCGAAGGCGATACTTACGATCCTAGAAGGTTAATTTGGAGCAAATCGGCCCTATACGAATAAAGGAGAATTATAATGACAGTATTAAGCACAACAAATAAGATGGCTCCGCAAGCAATGAATGGCATTGCAACGCAATTCTCTTTTACCTTCCGGGCCTTAATAGATTTTCCAGAAGCTATCAAAGCAGTTATTCTTGATACAACAACTGATATTGAAACAGAGCTTATATATAATGACGGCGGAGCATCGGGATATACAGTTGCGATTGATACTGATGGTGTTGGCGGATCCATAACTGTTAATGATGCTCAGAGCGCAGATTATGAGATCACTCTTTACCGGGAATATGATGAAACTCAAGAGAGCAACTATGCGGATTACAATGCTTTCCCGGCGGAAACAGTTGAGGATGATTATGATCTAGGCACTATGATAGATCAGCAGATTACAGAATTACTTGGCCGGGCGCTTGTCTTGCCTATTACTGTTACCGGAGTTGATACAACCTTACCTATACCGGAAGCTGGCCGGCCTATCGGCTGGAATGATGCAGCGGATGGCCTTACCAATTATCCGGATCTTGTTTACCAGCTTCAAGTTGATGTTGATGCAGTACCGGATTATCTAGGCGCAACATCCGGAGTTGGCGTATTGCGTACAGATGGAACGATCTTAAAGACGGATGGCGGAGATTTTGTTACATTATCGGTTATACCCGGCGCTGTTGATCATAATGCGCTTCTCAACTATGTTGCCTTAGAGCATATCAATCATAGCGCTGTATCAGTTATTGCTGGCACAGGCTTGAGCGGCGGCGGAACGATACAGGCTGATCGCACATTAAATGTTACAGCTGATTATTCTATTATTACAGCCAATGATGGCGCAACAGATATTACGGCAGTTGAGATGGAAACCTTAACGGATGGATCCAACGCTGATCTGCTCCATGTACACGCTTCCATCACGAATGATCAAGTTAAAGTTGATGCGGCAGCAACGAGAGATTACATCGGAGCAACGGCAGCCGATGGAGTTATCCGGGCCGGAAGCTCAATAGCTGTTGCAGATGGCGGAGATTTCATAACGCTAACAGTTAATGAAGCAGCAGTTGATCATAATACCTTATTAAATTATGTACTCTTACAGCATACGGATCACAGCGCAGTTTCAATAGCAACAGCTGTTAATACTTCCGGACTAGCTGGCGGCGGAGATATTTCAGCAACTAGAAATCTTGTTGTTGATATTGCCAATACCACAGCCGGAACAGTAGCATCTCTTGATGAGGTATTGATCGCCGATGTTGATGATTCAGATAATCTAAAGAGAGTAACGGCGCAATCCATTGCAGATCTAGGCGCTGGCGGCGGATCAGTTGAGATCTTGGATGAGAGCGTACAGCTAACAGCAGCAGTATCATCTATTGATTTTGTTGGAGCCGGAGTAACGGCAACAAATGTTGGCAGCGCTGTAACAGTTACGATCCCTGGCGGCGGCGGCGGAGCAACGCTTGATCATGATGTTACGCAAGCCAATGCTTTCTCAGTTGGGGAATGGATCTATCATAACGGCACGATCTATGTATTAGCCGATGCTTCCGCAGCATCCACAGCAGAATCTATTGGAGTTGTTACGGCAGCAACCGGAGCTGATTTTACAGTACAGTTTGGCGGAAGGATCACAGGATTATCTGGCCTTACAGCCGGCGAAGCTCACTTCCTTAGCGAAACAGCTGGAGCGATCACAGCAACAGCGCCGGCCACAGAGGGAGCAGTAATAAAGCCGGTATTGATCGCAGATTCTACCACTACCGGATTTATATTTAATATGCGTGGGATAGAGGTTGTTAGTACAACATCATTCTACCAGGCGTTTACTAGCGGAGTTGGCCTTACGCCTTCCTTTGCTCACAACTTAGGGCATAAGTATTGCCAGGTACAGATATTCAATGACAGCGATAAGCTGATCATGCCAGATGATATTACCCTTACGGATAACGATAATCTGCAAGTTGATCTTACCAGCTATGGAGCGAGATCCGGTACTTGGAATATCGTTATATTGGATGTTGGTACAACTAACTCATCAGTTGCCAGCGATCTATCTCTTGCCGGACAGGCAACAGATGATATTGCCGTATATGACGGAGCAAATTGGGTAGCACAAGATCAATTCCAAACAGCTTGGATAGATTATGGGCCAACATCAACAGTAGTTGGAATGAATCCATCTTCCATAAAAAGAATAAATTATTATGTAATTGGCAAGGTATGTTATGTTGAATTTAATCTTAATGGAACAGGAACAGGAACAAATTTTACATTTACACTTCCATTTAATAGTAATTCCGGTGGATCAATGTATACTTCATTAGGACACACTTGGGATAATGGAGCTTTTCCGGCTTCTGGAAACGGAAGTATATGGATAAATAGCGGAACAAATATATGCAATCTTGGACTAGGAAATGCCGGACAAAGCACAGTTCTTTGGACAGCGTCAGGCGCAAGAAATGTTTATGGACAATTTTTCTATCCAATAGCATAAGGAGATCAGATTATGGAATATGGGGATATTATACCTAACGAGGATGGAACAGTAGGCCAGGTTTTAACTTCCAATGGGCCAGGAACGCAGCCAACATTTCAAGCAGCTGGCGGTGGAGATCCAAATTTCATTGGCTTCTTTGCGAATGTAAACACGACAACATCATTGCCAGATAATACGCAAGTTGTTTTACCGGCAAACAACGAGATTTACGATGTAGGCGGTTACTATGACAACACAACATATAGATTTACTCCGCTGGTAGAAGGATATTATTATGTTTATGGCTCGGCCTATATGGATGATGATGGCTCAAGAATCGTTAATGCAAGAGTAATGTGTTACGCTAGACATAACGGAAGCTTAACGCAAGGCAGAGGGGTAAAGAAGTTTGGAGCTACGCAGGTAAATATGGATATAACAACGGAATATGCTGGCGTTTTCTATATGGATGGAGCAACCGATTATCTTGATATGATATTATATGCCAATAGCTTCGGAGCGCAAACGCAAACTGCTAATGCTTGGTACACTACATTCGGCGCATCCCTTATAAACGCAGTATAAAATGAAGGAGATTTTGAAATGGATACAAACACAACCTTGATGTATTTATTCCCGGATGTAGATCGTTATGTTTCTTGGAGAGTTGAACAATCCGGCGATATTCAAACGATTACTGAGTGGAATCTTCCGGATCCGCAGCCAACAGATGCAGAGCTTGAAGCTGCATGGCCGGCAGCAGAAGCGGATAAGGCTACTAAGAAGGCCGCAAGGAAAGCAGAGAAGGATGATCTTGATGCAAGGTTTATGCAGAAGCTTGGCTTCTCGCAAGAAGAATACGATAGCTGGAAAGAATCTTTACCTTACTAAGGAGATAAACAATGGGAACTTCAGCGATAACAGGAATCAATCTAGGCTCTCCGGCTTACATTCAAGATATTACAGTAGGCGGATCAGCCATTGCATTAAATCATAATCTTAATAGCCAATATGTTTCTGTTACGATCTATGATAACAACGGCAAGATTGTGATCCCGGATGATGTAACAGCCACAAGCACAACAGTTGCCACGCTGGATATTTCAAGCTATGGAACGATCTCCGGAACATGGCGAGCTGTTGTTGTTGATACCGGAGCAACATGGAACGGCAACGCAAGCGGCCTGGATATATCTGGCCAAACTACCGGCGATCTTCTTTATTACAACGGATCCAGCTGGGTACGCTTTGCGCCAGGTACGAGCGGCGATGTAATCACTTCAACCGGAGCAGCATCGCTTCCAACATATCAAACGCCAGCTTCCGCCGATACAAATGATGCGGTTGCTTTCAGAGCGTTTAGTACCGGAACAATATCCTTAAACGATAATACTGTTGTTTACTTCACTTGCGATAGTGAAACTTTTGATACTAAAGGATACTACAATACCGGAACATATCGCTTTACGCCTTTGGTTGCCGGATTGTACTACATTGAAGCATCTTGGCAAATGACTAATGATGGCGCTTGGGCAGCAAGTACAAGAATGATTACAACAATAGTTAGGAATGGTAGCGGCGCTGTTTCTCAGATCAAAAATAATGTTTCTGGCGCTTTGCAAAGCGGTTTCCATTATAACAATGTAGCTGCTGGCTTTGTTGAAATGAATGGAACAACGGATTATATAGAAGCTTATGCCTATCAAACGCAGTTTGGCGCAAGCACAGAGCAAGGGGATAATATGGTATTATCTGGATGCCTAATTAGATAAGGAGAAAGATTATGGTACGAACAGGGGATATAGCAAGTGAAGGAACAATTACTCCAGGATCAACGCCGCCTTTTGTTGGGTTTCAAGCGTATAAATCCAGCGCTAATCTAATTGTTTCAAGTGGCGTTGCTCAAGATGTTCAATTTAGTCAAGAAACTTATGACATAGGCAGTAATTTCAATACAACAACCTATTCTTTTACAGCTCCGGTAAATGGATATTATGACTTTAAGGCAAATATCCAATGGAGTGGCATACAAACAAATTGCTCGCAATTTCTAGTTAGGTTAGTATTGACAGGACAGTTATTTGTAGGGGATTATATAGCTGGAATTGATGATTTTAGTATGTTAAATGCTATTGCTTTTTATTATCAATCTGTTGCCGCTACTGCTTATATGACAGCCGGCGATACTTGCAAAGTTGAAGTTCTTTATACAGGAACAACGGGCGTAGTAAAAGTAAATGATGGTGGTGGCCCAGCAGCAACAAGATTTCAAGGATTTCTAATAGGAACATAAACCCTTTAACTAGGAGATAGCACAATGAAAGATTTACTTATTAAAGCACAGGGCCTAGTGGATGCGCTCAATACAGAGCTTGCAGAAGCTAAGCAGAAAACAGCGGAAGCTAATCAGCTATCAGCCAGCGCCCGGATCTTAAAGAATAGCCTGGATGCACAGGCAGCGGAGCTTGCGGATCGGGAAAGATCTTTGGATAATTTGGAGAAGCCTATTAAGGAAGCCAATGAAGCACGCCGGATCAAGACGGAGAACGCAGCTTTAGCAACAAAGGTTGAAGAAGGTAAGTATGATCTTGATAGAAACAGGAAGGCTTTTGCCACTTATAAAGCTGATCAAGAGCAGCTGATCGCTCAAGCTAAGATGGAAGCAGCCAGCGCTAAAGAAAACTTCAAGAAGCAAGAAGCGATCTGCAAAGAGAAGGAAGCTAAGCTTGATGAGATAAAGAAACAGATAAAAGGATTATAATCTATGGGCCAGATCAATGATATGCAGCAGAGGGTACAGCTCAGCTCTTATGGCACAGTTGATTTTCAATCCATAAGAGATGATAATGGAGTAAACCCGGAGTATCATGCCTTCATAGCGCTTGGAGATATTAACGGCGAGAAGGGCCTGTACATGATTGTACGGATTGTTGATCCGGCTGCTGAATCAGTTTTAACTTATCACTTTAACTATAACTCCGGGAAGAGCGGAAACTATACGCCGGTTGAATTTGAAACAGCATGGACTAATCGGGCAACGCTCAATTATGTACGCTATGATAAAGTGATCCAGGAGTTTTTCTACAATGGGCCTTAAATATGACAGTTGAACTTAGAAGAGTTGTATCGCAGCCGCCGGTAACAGGAACGCCATTAGATCCGCTCTATGTTATTGTACAGGGCATCTCTTTGACAAAGTTTTTCAAGGAAGCTAGTACACTTGGGATAGCGCCATTGACGGAAACAACATTGATTACGCAAGTTTTTACAGCAACAACTTTTGAGAATCTAGTAATCGCAGCTGTATCCGGAACAAATTACGCAAAGTACAAGCTTAAAGTAAATGGCACAACAGTATGGACTAAAAGGACAGGGCCGGATCTTAATAAGGATTTTGATTATACCGGAGCGCCTTACGAATTAGGCCCTGGAGATGTTGTAACAGTAACAGTTGAACATTTTAACGCCGGCAATGAAGATTTTGATGCTTCATTGTTTGGATATGGAGCGTAATGGCAGATATAGGCCAACATCTTGTACCGGCTGATAGCACAGCTAAGCTCTATGATCTTGAGATGCTGCTGGAGAGCAAGAAGAGCCAGCTGGTACGGATTGAACAAGATATAAAAGATATTACCAACATCGCTCTAAAGGCGAAAGAGCGAGAGCGGCACATGACAACGATGGATATTGTGGAAGCAAAGCGCAAAATAGCATTGCTCCAGAAGATAAAGATGGCCGGCAATGATGAAATAATAGATGTTTAACTAAAAAAGGAGAAACAAAATGGCAGATTCAGCTTTCAAAACCCAGGTATCACGCACAGAGGATGCAAACACAGCTTCAAATGTGTTGTTTATCCAGCTGGCGGATAACGCTGGCAACGCTGTTAGCGTTACCGGCAATAAATTGGATGTGAACGCATCCGTTACCTTAGAAACAGCCTATGTTGATGATTCGGCGTTTACTATTGGTACAGATAAGGTTAATGCCCAGGGGTTTTTAGCTGATGAAACTGCAACTGATTCGGTTGATGAGGGCGATATTGGCCTTGCTCGTATGACACTTGATCGCCGTATGATCACTTCATCTGAGCAATCCGGAACATGGGATATTGGAACTGTAACAACAGTAACAACCCTAACCGGCATTACCAACGATGTTAGTATTGACGATGGCGGAAATTCCATTACGATTGATGATGGCGGCGGAGCGATCACAGTTGATGGCACAGTTGCTATCTCCGGTACTGTTGCTGTAACGCAATCCGGCGTATGGAATGTTGTATGTACTGCAACAGATCTTGATATTCGGGATCTTAGCGCATCTCAAGATAATGTTGCGATCAGCGATGGCACAGATACTATGGCCGTCAATACTGATGGATCAATCAATGTTGTAATTGGCGGAGTAGGTGGCACGCCGATCCATGATTATAAAACAGCATCTCCGGCAGCCGGAGCTTCTGATAATCATGATTACACAGTATCAACCGGGCCTTTCCAGCTATCCAGAGTTGAATTTGCTGGATCGGGAAAGACAAAATGTGAAGTACAGTTTGGGCCTTTAGCTTCCTTAGCAACAGTTGCAGTTGCTTTTGCTGAGAAAGACAATAAGGGTTATATTGAATTTTCTCCAACACTATCAGTACCAGCCACAGGAACAGGCACAGTAAGGGTTATCATGACTAACCGGCAAGGAGCCGCTGTTAGCGTGTACTCAACTATTATGGGTACTGATGCTTAAATGAAAGGTAGGTAAATAGGATGAGCAACAAAACGAAAAAAGTTGATCTCCCGGCAGCTAAGCCAGGCGAGATCCAGGTAAACTTCGGGAATGTTGAAGCTCTAAAATTGCAGTTGTTAAATGAAGCAAACAAAACCTTGCGCCAGGCAAAAGATCTTTTAGCGAAGATGGATGCCACACTTATCCGCATGGAAGATAAGTACGATGCAAATATGGAGAAAGCCAATGGCTGATAATCCTATTTACGATGATAATAATGTATGTTTGTATGATGATCTCGGCAACAAGATAAGCGTTATCCTTCGGGATGGCGTTTATCGGCTTGCCGCTGATATGTCCGGCAGCGAAGTGATCATCTCTGACAGCGAATCAGCAACGAAGTATCAAATGAAAACATACTTTGATGCTATTGGCTTAACTCTCAATACAACAACTGATGATATATTGTTTAGCACAACCGGTACAGGAACGCTGGATTTTATTGCTATTACCGGATCCAATGCTAACTTTGAAATTACCATTGAAGTTGATGGAACGGAACGCATCCGGATCACGATGGCAGAGCTGGCATCAATAGGATTATCCAACGCAACCAATGTACCCTTTTGGGCGGAAACTGCTAACAAGAATTTCCGGTATTCTCCCAATATCCCGGTAGGTTATACAACCGGATTCAAGGTCTTGGCGAAATCAACCGGTACGCCCTTAGCATCGGTTGAGAATCTGATAATGTATAGAGAGAGGATAACATAATGGGTATATTAAGAGAGAAAACCTTTGATGCTCTCGCTATACGAGATACTGATGATCACGATGGAGATACAGTATTCAATGGAGAGTACACGCTAAAAACAATAATCCTGGAGAACGGCCTTAATCAAGCTGCTACCTTCCAATGCCAGGCATCAATGCACGCTGATTTTAGCAACTCTTTTGATGTTGGCGGCACATGGGATGTATCATCTAATACAAACACTTACCAAACTTGTGATAGTTACTTTCCGTATTGGCGGCTTGTTGCAACTTGCGATACAGCTCCTACATCCGGATCGCTTACTGTACACTTGTTAGGAGTATAATAATGGGTACATTAGACGGAGCAACAGGATCAGTACAGAAGAGATATTCTAAGATCCTTAACATTGACGGCATGACAAGGCCGCAAGTTAAGGCGGCTCTGGATGAGTTTCTTACTAAAGGATGGATGCTTGCATCAATTTATAATGAAGCTGCTCAAACTAGAGCTGTGCTTATTCGTACTCTTGATTCTTAACGGATGCACGATACCGGAAACAGCGCCGGCAAGATATAACTGTACCTGGACAGATAATAATTTATCTTGGTACTGCCTAAAAGATGGAATACGATTTGATTGCTCGTACGATCATAGGAGAGGGGAATAAATGAGCGTTGGAGAATACACAGCTTTTGGGGTTTTCATCATAGCCGTTATAGGGATCGTTTGGCGCATGAGCCATGTACTTAATCAGAAAGTATCTTATACGGCTCTTGATAGATGCCGGGTGGAGTTTACAGAGGGGTATCGGAC